CCACGAACCAGGGTGCAAGACCCGGGAATGCGTGACGTCTCTGCTCAGTAGGAATTCGGGTATCAGGAATAAGCTTCGTGACATCATATTCGACATAACCGCCACCACCTAAATAGGTTGGATAGCAGTCATAAACGAAAAGAGCACGGGCTATATTAGCTGCTCCCCGGTCCCATGCCAGAGATCCACCTACAAGCTTACGCATGTATTGGAACTCGCTTTCACCATGCTTAAATACTCTGGAAAGAGCACTTTGAGCGGTGATGGGACCTTCCTTCCCTTTCTTGAACCAACCGGAAGATCTTATGATAGATCCAACGAACTCACTCATCTCTGAGGAGATCATGGATTTCTCTTTTGACCAAGGTATCTCAAGATCGGAAAGAGCCTTTACGTACGCATTGAAGAGTGCTTCTCCTTTGATGACGACATCGTCGCCAACAATACAGAAGTCTCCTCCACTTTGAGCACGTAATCCGTCCAATAGGGCATAGTGACTGAGTGCGAACGAAGCAAAACTAGGGTACAAACCTAATGGTTGTCCTTTAGTCCAGCTAATCCTACCCTTGGTATGGAAACCACGGGATAGTTCCCACTCACCTCGGCTTGCATGTTCGAATATGCTAACTTGTTCAGCATATTCTCGAGGCAGTAGAAATCGTAAGACTTCTAACTGATACTCGAGGGGGAAGGTGTTAGTAGCATCGCTAAGATCAATAGAATAAAGCCGTTGAATAGGCTTATCGTCAGTCTCACGCATGCTATTTATACTCTTCACCTCACGTATCCAATCACGGATAACAGGCAATGCCCCTTCTTGGTTGTGCGTGTAGTCCCTTGGTAACTGTTTGAGAATATCAAACAGGACATCACCAAGAGGCTTAAGCGCCCACTGATAAAAGGGTACCGGGTTTGCCACTGCTCTGAGTTTACAACCTGGCTCCTGGATAGGAGAGATCTTCCCAATGGGAAGCTTCTCCGATTTCGGTTGCCAAGTACGGAGATCCTCTGGCCAAGAGGGTATACCGTTCGGTTGATACATCTTAGTCTTTTGAACTTGCGGTCTTTCACGCAAGAGCATAGAATAAGGAGTATTCCGACGTAAACCAGAATGCCCAAGAGAGTCATGGTACTCGAGGTACTTATGATAGTCGTAAAGACTATAGTCAGTACCACCACGACGAACTTCAAGGGACCCATCAAAGCTTAACCTAGGAAGGTTACGCTCTTTGGACAAGATTTTGAGGTAATCCTCAAAACTTGGAGCCACGTAAGGCAATGCCTTAACGGATGAGAGATCCTTGGAATTCAACCATTCGCAGTGAAGACCCAATGACACGGGTCTAGCTGCTAAGGATCCAAAGAACTTACGTTCTTGGGTTGTGG